GGGATACTGATGGCACGTAACGACCTATCCGCGCTGGTCAGCACCTTCAGCGTAGACCCTACGGGCCGCCGTGCGCGCACCAAGCCGGATTTGACGGAAGATAGCGAGATAACTCGGCGCGTCACTGGCGGCCTCGCGGTAAAACGTCGCAAGAAGAAAGCCGCCTAGCGTCCGTCTCCCCGGCTCTCGGCGTACAGCGCCGCGTAGGCGATCATATCCTCAAGGCTGTCCTGATGCGGCTCCGAGCGCGTCTGCGCCCGAACGGCCTTGAGCAGCGACATCATCAGCCATCCTTCGCTCTCGGCCAAGTCGCGGCCTGTGATGGCGTTGAAGGCCGCCACGGTCTTGCCCATGGACCGTTCACCGTCCAGCTCGTCGTACGTGACGGCGCGGTCGTGCATGTGCATCGCCGCCCGGCCCAGCAGCTCCGCGGCTTTGGGCCTTGGCAGTTCCACGACATCCGGCTTCACCTCATCGGGTACAACATCGCCCGCCGGGTTGAGTTCCAGCGCCACGTCGTCAGGCGGCAGATAGGCCGCCTCGGTGTCCTGCGGTGCGTCGTTCATTGCTTCCTCCTCTTGAGCGCCTCGAGCAGGATTTCCTGCACGCTGCGCTTCGATGACAGGCGCTCCATCACCATCTCGTCGACGGTGTCGCGCGCCAAGATCGGGTATATCATGACGGGCCGATCATAGCCCGCCTGCTTCTGGCGCATCGGCCCGATCCGCTCGATGATCTGCATGTGCTCCTCGAGGTTCCAGTTGACCCCGAAGAAGGTGAGGATGTTCCCGCCGTCGGCGAGGTTGAGGCCGTGGCCGGCAGACGCCGGGTGCGCCAGCAGGATCGGTATCTTGCCCGCATTCCAGTCGCGGATAGTCTGCGGGTCGGCGTCTAGGTGCCGCGCCTGCTTGAAGTGACGCAGCAGCCGCTCGAGGTCGTGCTTGAAATTGTAGGCAACCAGCACGGGCGCGCCGTTGGCCTCCTCGATGACGCTCTCGAGCGCCTCCAGCTTGACCTTGTGGACCTCCTCCCACTCGCGGCTGTCCTGTAGATAAATGGCTCCGTTCGCAATCTGAAGACATTTTTGCGTGCGCACGGCGGCATTCGCCGCCTCGACGCCCTCCGCCTCCAGCTCGGCGTACATTTCCGTCTCCATGTCGTCGTACACGACACGGGCCTTGGGCGGCATGTCTACCCACTGGTGGGCGACGATAGGCTCGTCGACGGGCAGGCCGTTGACGGTCAGGCAGATGTCGCGCAGCTTGTCTTCGATCTCGCGCTGGGTGTGCTCGTAAGGCTGGAGGCTGTAGCCGTCATAGCCCTTGTAGAACCAGCGCTGTTCGAAGGCGCTGAAGGTCTTGCCCAGCCGCTCTCCCTTGTCGAGGAAATAGGTCTGGCCCCACAGGTCTTTGACGCCATTGGGCGCGGGCGTGCCGGTCAGGCCGATGAAGCGCTCGACGTGGCTGTGCGCCACCTTGGCCAGCGCCGCCGCCCGCGCGCCGCCCTGCCGCAGGCGGAAGGACTTGAGGCGGGTGAACTCATCTGCCACCACGGTCTTGAACGACCAGTCGTCGCCTAACGCCTCACGGAGCCACACGAGGTTGTCGTAGTTCATGGCGTAGATGTCCGCCTCGGCGCGCAGCGCAGCCTCGCGCTGCTTGGCGCTGCCGGTGATAACGCTGACTGTCAGGTGCTGGCTGAAGGACCACTTCTTCACCTCGTCGGGCCACGTCGTCTTGGCCACGCGCAGCGGCGCGAGGACCAGCACGGGGTAGATGTCCTCAACCACCGACAGCGCCTCAAGCGCCGCCAGCGTCGAGACCGATTTACCACCTCCCATTGGCGCCCACACTGCGCAGCGCCGTTGGGAGGTGATCCAGTCGATCACCTCCCGCTGGTAGTCGTGCGGTGTGAAGTCTAAAGGCACGCTCACCACTTCCTAGGTGTGGGGTCTCGCTCCCAAGACCAACGCTCCATAGCGCCAAGCTCGTTCCACGGCAGGCGCGGTATAACTGTGCCATCCACGCGCGGATGGTAGTAAGGCTTCCTGCGAACATCCTCTTCGTAGGCAAGCTGTCCGGGGGTCATGTCGGTTACTCCTGTGTTGCTGAGAAGCCTTCCCTACACCCGGTAAGCAGGCGTTGCAACCCCTATCTTTTGCCGTGGCGGACGATCTCGACAATCGCCTCGATGTCCGTCAGGTCGCGCGCGGTGAAGACCGGAATGCCGTCGTGCTGCATGCGGTGGACCTCGCGCTCCTGCAGCTTGCTGTAGCGGTCGCCCTCGGCCTTGATCTCGACGAAGGCGGCGTTGGGCCACTCCCACCAGATGAAGCAGTCAGGGCACCCGCGGCGGCCTTCCCAGCGCACCTTCCGATACTGACCCCCGCTGCCCTGAACCAGCTTCTTGAGGCGATCCTGTAGCTTGCCAGCCGGTGTCATGTGGCCTCCGTCCTGCGGACCAGTTGGGCTGCATCCGCACCTCGCTGTTCGGCACGCACCATACCTCGCCATTGCTGTCCAGCGCAACGACCCACAACAGGCTGTGCTCGATGCCGTAGTCGATCACCGCCACGGCGTAGCCGCGGCCCTTGGGCGTCTCGAGCGGCAGCGGCGGGTTGAGTTGGGTGAGCATTACTTGCGATACCTATACGCCTCGAAGCCCTCGGCCGCCAGCGGCAGCCCCGTCGACCAGCCGGGGTTGGTGGCCATAAACCCCGCCAGCGCCTCTGCGGTGTAGGCCGGGTCGTCGGGCACCTCGCAGACCAGCTCGTCGTGGACGCGCAGCACGACCGGGTAGCCGTTGCGCTCGGCACGCTTCATCCCCAGCAGGAAAACGTCCCGCGCCACGGCCTGCACGATGTTTTCCACAAGTTTTCCATAGTAGGTCTCCAGCCACTCCCACTTGCGCGTGTACTGGTTGACGCCCTCGTACCGGAGCTTGCCATCCTCGTCGATGTGCATCGCCCGGTAGCACAGGAAGCGCCCGCTCGGCAGGCGGCAGCGCACGTAGTCGACGCCGTCCGGGCCGGCGGCCTGATCGAAGCGAACGAAGCCGCGCACGTCGAAGCTCTCGCCCGGCGCGCGGATGGCCGAGCGCGCCGCGCCCTCGACATCGTACCAGAAGCGCTTGGTCGCCGGGTGCGCCTGCCGCCACGCGGTGACGATCTCGCCGATCGCCTCGTCGCTCATCGCGTTGAACACCTCGCCGCCCATCTTGCGGTAGGCCCCGAGGCCGCCCCCGTAGCCGCCCGCGAGTTCGGGCACCTTGCCCTGCGTCTGGCGCTCGGGCTTGGTCACGTCCTTCGGGTCTTTGCCGAGGATGCGCCCGGCGGTCACCTTGTACAGGTCCGGCCCGTCGCCCCGGTCGTAGGCCTTGAATGCCTCGATCTTCCAATCCTCGCCCGCCAGCCACGCCAGCACGCGCCCCTCGATGTTCGACAGGTCGGCGATGACCAGCTTGTTGCCCGGCGCGGCGACGAGGCAGCCGCGCACCGCCATGGCGCAGCGGTCGGAGACGTTGTCCCACAGCAGGTCGTCCACGTCGGCCTTGATCGCCTCGACGGTCAGCGCCTGCACCTCGCCGTCGAACCAGTCGGGCGTGCGCGGCAGGTTCTGCGGCTGGAAGATGCGCCCCGCGTCGCGCCCGGTGCGCGCCGCGCCGCAGAACTGGACGGTGCCGCGCAGGCGTCCGTCGCCCGACACCGCGCCGATCAGGGACGTGTACTTGGCGGGCGACGTGGCGGCGGCCTGCTGGCGTATCTCAAGCAACTCTCGCGCCACGGGCGTCAGCTCCTCGCGCAGCAGCCGCTCGACGCTCGCGCCGGTCAGGTCGTCCGTCTGCACGCCGTGTGCGTCGCGCAGGTGGCGCAGGAAGGCGTCGCGCTGGGTCGTGCTGTTGACCGCGCCACCAGTCAGAACTCGCGCACGAGCGGCCAAAGTTCGCGTAGTTCGGTCAAAAGCTCGGACAGCGGATCGCGCGAGGTCAACATCGACTGCGACGCCACGGTCATTAACTCTCTGGTCGAGTTGCCACAGGTCGCGCTCACCGTCAGTATTGTTCCAATCTGGCAGGCGTCCAAGTACGTCTCGCATCGCGTCCACGTCGAGCCGGGCGTATTCGCTGAAGCGTTGCCACTCATCAGGATGCGTCTCCCGCGTCGCCCGCCTCAATTTCCAATTCTTTGGGCACGGCTTGCTGAATAGTTGTATCAGCTTCTTGCCGTCCTTGTCTTTAGCTTTATCCTGCGGCACCCCCAGAACATCGCACAGTTGCCCGAGGCTGGCGGGCAGCGAATGCTGGAGCGCCAGCACCATCGTGTCCACAATCTTTTCCACAGGAATATGCACTCCCCTGTGGCGCAACACCGTGCGGTCGAAGGCGCTGTTGTGGATTACTATGTGATCGGCGGTGTCGATCAGCATTTGTATCTGCCCCCGGTGACTAGCCAGCCACTCGTCACTGGTGTCCAGCACGATCACGTCCTCGTCGTCAAAGGCGTATGCGACGAGCATGATTTCGGCGTCCTCGGCATAGCGGTGCGCGCCGTACTTGATCAGCGTCGTGCAGTACGTCTCCAAGTCCAGATGCAGGGTAGACAAGAGAATGCCCTCCGTTTTGAAGTGGCGCGCATGGTCTCAGCAACGGAGGAGCAAACCACCATTCCACACGCGCCACATCGAAAGGGAGGGCGCAGCAGCTTTACGGGCCAACGTCGAGAGACGTAGCTGCTGCGCCCCGTATAGCCTCAGAGCAGGTCTAAGCCAAGCTCCGCGGCGTAGGTATTCAACAGCGCGTT